AAAACTCTTCTTACCTCCAATAGTCTCATCTCAGCTCTTATGAACCAGATTGCTTTCATCTATTTTGCTTACTTCTGGTAGTTGAGAGGATGGGACTTTACCTCAGACGAGATCTGCTTTACCATTAAGATCGCTCTGCACGGCACCCTTTGCTCTTTCAGGGGTAAAGTATAAATTCTGACTTCCTTCAGGGATTGCATCAGTAGATCAAGGGCTTGATACCATCTTTTTATATGTTGATCCAGTCCATCTCCATTGGCTATCATCATTGATCGCAATATAGATCTTTCCTTTCTCTCATGTAGTAGGAAACTGTGCTCTTGTATTATATTCTAACACATCATCTACATAACTTGGCAACTGGCTTGATGGAATAAGCCCGTTTATAAGGTCAGCTTTCTTACCTAATTTCCCATCTACTTCTGTTTTTTTATAGTAAGCAGAGTCGTGATTATGTGCAGTATTAGATTTTTTATTTAATTCTGCTGAGACCTCTGCCTTACTGTAGACATCAAGATTACTTCTAGCCTGTTCCTTATTAGTAAGTCAAGAAAGATTCTCTGACTTAAGCATATCCCCAGATCCACTTCCTGCTGGTCAGGTAATATCAGCTAGAGGGATTAAGTTCTTCCATGTTCTCTCACTAGGGAGTTTTATTTGTAAATAATCATTTGTCTTTCTAAACTCTGGACTTTCTCAAGGGACTCATTTGTCTCATTGTCTACCTTGATCTCCTTTATCTCACGGCTCTCCCTTTTCTCCCTTTAGTTTTTTTAACTGCTCAAGAGTAAAATCCTCAAACTTAAAAGCCTCCCCTTTGTCTCCCTTACCTCCCCTTAGAGCCTCAAGTTGTTCAGGAGTGAAGTCTTCATAAGTAAAGGCTTCCCCTTTTATAGCACTTAAAGGTATGAGATCCTTCCAAGATCTTTCTCCTTGAATCCTTCGCTGGATATGAGTTCCAGAAAACTTAAATTCAGGATTTTTACCATCTTCCCCCTTTTCTCCTCTAAAACTTTCAATATCAAAAAGAGTTTTCCATGCTTCTTCATTAGGAAATTTCCGTTTAAATACTGTTTGCTCTAAAGCAAATTGTGGGGTCAATCAGTCATCACCATCTTCTAATTTGATTTGATAGCTCTTTTTATCTGTTGTGTGGAAAGTAATAGTTATAGTTCTCCCTGATTTAGATTTTGCAATATCTTTAATTCAAACCCCTCTCAGCTCCTCCTTATCAGCTAATCTAGCTTCTCCTGTAGAAGAATCCAAAATAAGAATTAAATCCTGATCACTTACTCAGGTTTTTCTTTCTATTTCGTTTATTGGTTTTACTGGTTCTTGTGCCATAACTCATCTTACTTAACAATTAAATCCTTGTCCTTGTTTTCCATGTATTCGTTCCTTCTTGTCTTTTGGATCGACGAGTCTCAATCCAATATGCTGGATCTGCTCTGATTCCTAAAGCCTTCTTGTCTTTTGGATCGACGAGTATGGTCTTGATTTTTGCAAAAAAACTTCAAAGTACATAGTCCCTTGATCTACTTTGTCTGTTTACTCTTGCTCCTGTTCTCCATACTTGCATTCTTTATCCTTTGAGTAATAAATTACCCCACTTATAATCAGTTTTTCCAAAAACTTTCCTGTTTTGTTTGAAATAGGCTTTATAATTGATATCTTTTGATGACTTATTTTTTTTAATTACAAAAAAAATCTGACTTTTTGAGTCAGACTTTTGATATTATTTCTATACTTCGCTATCTACATCTACCCTTGTCAATACAAGAGTAGTTATTCCTCTTGATACCATCCCTTTTTGATCTGTAGTGAGATTGAACCCTTGTACCGTTCTTTCTTGTGTATGATCTCACTTTCACATCGCTATTCCTGCTTCTGTACTTTCTCGCTTCTGCTCCAGGAGCAAGCATCACAAGTCCTAGGATTGCTACGAGCAAGAGAAAGAATCATTTTTTGATGAAGTTTTTCATAATTGTATAATTAGATGTTAAAAGTTATTCACCAAGAAGCTCTATTGAGGCAATCATTTTTTCTATTATTTTATTGGCTACTACAAAGTTTTCAGGAACTTCAGCTTGTTTTCACTGAAGATATGCGGTATAATTATTAGTATACCATCAATCAGCCCTATCTGTTTGTCAATATAAGGTTATTTCTCCCTCGTAATATTCTCACTTATTTTCTAACTGATTCAATATTAGTCAGGTTTTTACTATTTTCTCTGCATAATCTCAAATATTATAATCAAACGTTATAGTATAAATCTCATCCATATTTTTCACAAGAACAACTTGCTTAAAAAAAACAGAAACAGCATCTAAACTAGGGTCTTGTGTTCCATTGTAATCTAGAATTGCCCCATTAACTCCATTGATTTTTATCTTTCTTACATTAAAAAGACGTCCTGCAAATCCGCATGAATGAGGATTAAAACTTGATAAATATTCATCAGAAGTCTCAATATCTACAGGTCAGTCCTTGATTGTTCCATTCATTATTTCCGTTAATGCTCTTGTATATCTTGCTTTTATATCTTTTTGATCTTTATAAAACTCTCTTTGCTCCTCCACAGTTTCAGGATCTAATATCCAAGGACTCTTTATACAATGACCAACAAATGAGTCAAAATCATTTTTCTCAATATAAATATTTTTATTTGGATATATCTTAAATTCATCAAACTTATTTTTATTGATCCTTATCTGATGAGGCATCCATATTTTTACTCCATCCAAATACTCTCAAACGAAACCTGTACTATAAGCTTCTAAAAATAGACGAGGTCAAATAATGTTTTTATACTTCTCTTCCATTTTCTGCAATTTCTCCTCTTCTGTTTCATAGAATGCCACACTATCTTTAATATCTTGGATTTCAGTATTATTTAATCACGAAAACATTTCCTTTTCTGATGCTTTGCTACAACCGAATACTCCTTTTTTATATCAAAAAACACAACTACAAACTCAATTATCATTCAAAATTGCTCCAACACCAGAACACACTCACTTATTTTTCCAAAAATAAGATATAAGAAGGGCTACTACCAAAACTCCAGCTATTCGTCAATACTTTCGTAGTCTTTTTTTTGTTATAAGCCCTGTAAATACTCCTTTCCCTATATAATTAGCCCCCCTTAAAAGAATATCTGAGATGAAAAAATAAATAGAAAAGATAACTAATGAATAAAAGAACAAAGATCAATAATTAAATCAATCTTCATTAGAAAATATTGCTATAAAAAACAATACAATAGGAAGTGTTAGAACAAAATACAATACCTTTATCGCCCTCCGTATTTTCTCCATCTCCAAAACAAAAAAAGATATAAAGTTTTTTAGTCCTTATATCCTTTCTAGTTATCTTGTCAAGTTTTATTTTCACAGAATAATAATTTTCGCTTCCAGCTGTCTAATAGGGATCGTAGTTTTCTCTGCATGAGAGGTGCAAAAAAATAAATATTCACCAGCTTTATCTATATCAAGAGTCCAAGAAAAGGCATCATAGTTACTCTCTGACTCCTCTATAGAATAAAGTTTAGCAGAAATCGCATTCTCAATATCTAGATTATTCTCTCCTTTTTCTATGAGCCCTATAACCATTCTTCCTATTCTATGTTCTCCATCTATTGAGCCTGTTTTTCGCCTTATCGTTAGTCAGATTTGATTGATTCATTTTTCTAGCTTTAGAGCCTCACTCTTAGCATTTGGATAAACTAATTGAGCATCTTCTATTCTGAATACAAACTTATTCGTTTGCTTTTTTGTTGACCTAGACTGAATACTCGTAGAGTGTTCTACTTTGAATCCATGCTCATCTCTTGCCCACTCTCTATCAGAGAACAGTTTATCATCTGGATTGCTATATTGTTTTGTTTCCATGATAGTTTATTGGATCTAAAATTATCTTTGCTTTTGCTCAGATATAAGATTTACACTGTAGAGTTCTGGAGTGGTGTGCTCTGTTCCATTTCCTTTTACCATAATTTGGATAATATGTCCTCGTGGCAATTGAAGCTGATTATGGAGATTTACAAATCTTGCTACTCCTTCAGTATACCCTCTATCAGCACGGATTTCTCCAATTCTCCTCATGTGATTGATTTCTGTATAGTTTAGCTCTTCTCCATTTTCTCTTACCAATGTTTTTTTTCAAAATCATTGTAGCCTTGGGACTTCACCTTCTAAGACAAAAGTATGCCATGCACCATTACTTTCTTCATAAATGAGTTTGTATTCTCCTTGAGTGTGTTTTATACTACACTTTTCTCACGGATTAAAGGTTACACCTTCAATCAAAAACGACCAAAAATGATACTTTCCTACCCCTCACCATACTTCCAGCACGCACTCTTTACTTGGCAAGAGATAAGAGACCTCCAGCTCCTTCAGCTCTTTTTCTAGCATATGAGCTCATATTTGTATTGGAAATCTTATTTCAAACTCTTTTTGATATTTTTTTACTGAAGTACTGCTATACTCTCTTTTTTTTACTACTCCAGCTGACTTATAAAACACTCTTAGTTTATACTTAACTACATCTATTTTGGTGATCCTTTCTCCCTCTTTGAGCTCCAATACACTACTTAATGCATTTGATTCTCAATTTTTCCCATAAAAATATATTTTATTCCCAGTTCCTAAGACAATATAGTTCCCATATTCTAATATCCTCGTAAAAGGCACTTGCAACTCATATCCTAGCACGTCATTGTCTTCATCAATAATACTCCCTGATATAATAGGGATAAGCTCAGCACCATTGTAGACATAAAGCCCTGTTATGCCTCTATTTTTTGCTACGATATAGATGAGGTTATTCTTCCTAACAGCTTCTATAAAATTCATTCATGGATAGGTAGTATGTTCTCCATCTTCTCATGCAACTTTAGGATATACTGATATTACCCCATCCTCTCCCTTGTTTGAAAAAGCATAAATCTGACTATCACTTACGACAACATCCTGTGCACGAACTCACAAGTCTCAACCGACACTAAATACTTCACCGAATTCTATTTTATTAAAACGTAAGTTATCTGGCATAAAGTTATATATCTTACTACTTCTGATCCCTTTTATGATAATATCATCTCCTAACTGCTTTAGGTTTGAGCTTGCTATCTCATCAATATATATTGTCCAATTGTCAATCAATTCATCTGGCTCTACATAGATTTTATAATTACATTTTTGTGAATTCTCCCCATTTTTTATCCTAGTTTTTATTTTCAAGCTATTCCGTCCTCATGGAGCTAGATTTACATCTAAAAGCTCCGTGTGCCTATACCTTTCATCACCCCAAGCACTAGTAATAACTTGAAAATCTGATCTTTTTGTATGGGATTCTAATTTGAGCATATCATCTGCCCAATCATATTTTAAGCCATAAGTATAATTATCTACCTCAGGAGCCTCAAGGTCTCATTCTAATGGAGCATCATCTGGAACCTTCTTTTTGATAAAAATAGTATTGCCCCTACGGAATCCTGTCCCTTCAAAATCTGCCTCAAAAGTTAATTGTTTCGACTTTCCATCAGCAGAGATACTCCCATCAGAATTCACTATACACCCACTAATATTTTTTAGCTTAACTTTAGGAGAATATCAACGCCTGATTTTAGTGTGGATGAGCGTTGTGGTAATCACCACGATAGTCTCCCAATCTTCCTCCCCCCAACTTACCAAAAGCTTTAGTGGTTTCCCACTACTAATTGGACGCTTCCTATCATAAGAATAGACAACATTCTTTATCGCCCTATTATTGTAATTATTCCCGATAATGATCCTATTTCTTTCATTATCCCATACTGATCAATCTTTACGTAAGGAGAATCTCCCTCTTTCATCCGTATCTACGATTTCATCACTCACTACCTCCTCAGATCCTCGTGCACTTGCTTTTACGCTTTGACTAGAACTAAAGATATCAAGATTTTTACCCTCAATAAATCATGGAGCCATACTATATTTGTCTTGTTGTAGTCCTATTTTCGCCCCTTGCTGATAGAAATTGAGCTTATCCATTAGTATTCTAGTTTAGTCATATAAATTCTTTGCTCTCTTGCAGTTACAAATCTTATCATTTCATCCAATCAAGCTTCAAATTCTTGCTTTGCATAGTTTGCTTTGTCTAAATCCTGCTTCCCCCTCCATAGCTCAGCCTCGAGTCCCAAGCTCAAGATATGATCAAAATCCTCCAAATCATCGTGCCCCTTAAAGAGCACCTCCTGTTCTTTTTTGATTGTCTTTACGGATTCGATCCCTTCTATCATAAGTCAGCCTTCTTCATCTTTTTCTGGACTTCGACTTAGCATAATATGATTATCTGCTAAATACCACCCTTTGCCTTGCTCTCCTTCACTCAATTCAGAAAGTTCTTCATAACTTTCCCCTTGTTTTAGTTTTACTTTCAAGATTTTAGCTATTCAAGGAATGATCTCCCCATTAGTCAGGGTTTCCTCTTTTCTTTGGATGCTATACTCGCTTACTCCATTCTGAATATCTGTCGTCCAGCTATTCCAAAGATACTTTTCATTTGCGGTTACTATTGCTCTCCATATTCTCTTGTAAACTTTATCTAGTTGTGAGAGGAGATAGTGATCAGGATACTGATTTTTACTAGTGTTAGTCTTATAACATGCTAATTCTATGATTTCTTTTACGTTCATTTCTCAATGCTAAAAAATAAAAACAAGTCTGACTCTTTAGCAAAGAGAGCCATCATTACAACGGCTCATCTTCATAACACTAGGTATACTTCAATTGTACGATTTGTTCGATATTCTGATCAAATACCTTTCCACCGTGTGCAATTTCTCCAATGATATTAAAGTAATTTCCAGCTTCTGCTTCTGTTACTTTTCCTACCATCATTTGTCTTACATAGTTGTATGCACCAGCACGGAACGCATAAAGCTTATTCCCTGTCAAAAGATTAGATTCATATACCTTGAATCCAGCAAACTTTCCAAGCCATCCATCAATTGCAGCCTGAGAAGCATCATCAGTTCCATTAAGGATCTTTGCCATTGCGATCAATGCTGATACTTCAGGAGATACCACAAGGATTCTATTATCCATTGGTACATCCTTTTTAGAGAGCGCAGTTCTGAGCTTCATAATGTGTTTTGCTACATTTTCTTCAGTCAAAGCTTCTCCAGCATTGATAACTTGAGCAGTATTCGCAGTAAGCATCGCATCAATACAAGCCAAGATTCCCTTTTCTACTGCTACATCCATCGCAGTATGGAGATCTTGCATTCTATTTGCTTTGATAAGATAACTTGTTTGGATTTCCTCAAGAGTTGTAAACTTTTCTCTATATCTGTGGAGCTTATCCACTTTCAATTGAGATTTAGTGATCACTCTTTCACTTGCTGTGATATCTCCAAGTGTTGTTTTTCTGAGATCCCCTGCATTTTCGCTAGATGCATCAGTCATTTCGATCTTTGGAGATACAGGAACTACTACAGTATCTCCTGCATTTTTAAGCTGTCCTTCGTATTCGAAGTTAGCAAACATTGAGAACGGCAATCTAGGTTTGTCGCTCATCCTTCTTTTAAGGTCTTTAGCAAATAAGGTGCTAATTACATCAGTTTGTGCCATTGTTTATAATTGGTTAATGATAAAAAAACATTTTAAAGCTGATTTACTACCTTGATTTTCCCCTCCTCTGCGAGTTTGATCATTTCTGAGAACTTAGGTTCAGGTATACATTTGAGTTGATCTACAGTGTAGACTTCTACTTCTTCACTGACTTCTACCTCAGATTTAACCTCAGGAGCAGGAATAGATTCTGACCATACAGACACTTCTTCTACTGGATCAGTTTTAGGAGTAGGTGATTCTATTACTACCTCAGATTCAGGGACAGCCGATTCTTCTACTGGTTGATTAGATCCCTCTTTGAGTGCCTTAAACTCTTGAATCTTGTCATCGAGCCACTGCATATCTTCAGGTCTTTCATCAGGTTTTTTATTCGTAGGAAACGACTTTCCCTCTGGATGGAGCTCTTTATAGAGCTTGATTTTCTCTTCTGTTGTCATCCTTTATATACTAGACAAATAAAACTATTCACCACTTAACACTCTTTTAATTTCTCCCTTTTCGATTTGGGCAGCTACGAGATTGTATTGCTCCTGTGGAAGTTTCGCCAATTCCTCAAGCGTGTATTCTTTCTTTTCAGGATTAAATACATTTGGATTAGCCCTTCATGGATTAGGATTTTCGATTGTTGCTGGTTTGTAGCCAGAAACACTCATTGCTTCATCCCAACTCAATGTTGGATGCTTTTCCTTTGCCTGCTTGACTTCCTCAGGGATATCATCAAATCCGTGCTTAGTTGTGAATCTGATCTCATCTCTTAGTTCGTTTCTCAGTCTTTCGCTTTCTGTTGCAAGAGCCTCTTGCTTGGCTTTATCTTTGTCAGCAAAAGCTGATTTTGCTTGCTGTTTTTTCTGATTGTACTTCTCCCTTGAGACATAGTTTTCTTCTACATCTTCTTTAGAGAGGTAATTCTCTTCCAAATCAGCTCTAGAGATAAAATCCTCTTGGTTGAAGGTCTCTTCCCTTCCGTCATCATACACGATCTTTGCCATCGTTGTAATAATAGAATATAAAATGCTGTTCTTAAGCAGTTTCAGCCTCTGCCGATATATCAGTTTCATTACTGATCAGTGTTTTTAGGTTGTTTGGTATATTCAAGAACTCATCCAATAAGACAAGCTCTGTCAGTACCAAATCCCTATCATTTCGCTTGGACTTACTTCTTTCCTCATTTAACCCTGAAAGAATGCCAGTTTTGAGATCATTTTTCCTTTGTTCTATATATTGTTGGACTAATTCCCAAAATCTCCCTTCTATTGCTTGTTCAATAATCTCACGATCTTGACTATTCAGTTGGAACATTATCTATTGCGTTAGGTCATAAAGCTATTGGTTGGTTATTCGCTTTGTTTTCTTGACTGATATAGTTAGAGACAAGCTGGTTAGTACTTGCATCCATTCACTGAGGAGCTTGAGGCATTGCTTGCATCTGAGCTTGTCAGCTCATAATCCTTGCCCTCTTTCTCGCCTCAATAGCCCTCTTTTTTGCAGAGGTATCAATTGCCTGCTGATACACTTGGATATAAATATCATGATTCTCTGACATATTCTCTATCGCTCACGGATCTTCATCATTGTTCAATAACTCCAAATCCATTGTCGCTTGATAGTATTCAGGTGGATAATCATATACCATATTCACAAGCTCCTTGTCTAGTCCTACAATCTTTGCAAATTGTCTTGTAAGCTGAATCTTCCCAAATTCGCTTGCTCCTTGCATGAGAGGTTGATAGCTTGCCATCATTGCTGATCTGTTTGCTTCATCTTGCTCTGCTTTATCTAGGATTGATACTAGCCTTAAACGGAGATCTTTTTTTGTTTGAAGGTCTTTCCCTTTCACAGTAAAAGTAACCGTTCCTATCCCACTATTGAGTGTGATATTCTTCTCAGACTTCATCTTGAAATGCTTTTGGTAGCTTCTATATCGCAATACATCCCAATACCTCTTTTCTCCTCGGAGAAAAATCTTAAATATCGTTGACAGTCTTACATTCTGATTCGCTTGAAGGAGCTGTGATTGTGTTGCGGTGATTGTCTTACTATACACCCCTATACTTTGCTCATCAAACCCAACTTCTTTTTTTGCCTTATTCTCAAGTATATTTTGAAGATTGTATCCATCAGTATTGCTTGAGGTTTGTGTTTGGATATTGTCAATGATCTTAGTATTCATAGGCATTTTTGCAGGGATATATTTTCTTTTCCCTACTTTCTTTTTTGCCAATTCTTTACCATCAATATATGCTGGATCATACAAGGTTACTCCTGAAAAAACTTCTTCATGGATCTTATTAAATAGGAGGTTCATTACTTGTTCTTCTGTATATTGATTGTCTCTTGCAATATCTCCTACACAAAGTCCATACGGATCTCCAGATTTCGGAACCAACCAAGCATGTACCACAGGACAAGGAATCTGACTTCAGTCTTTTTTCTCTTCTACCCTTACTGCATCGAGTTCTTCACATCTGAGGAGGAGACTTCTTTCATTTCCTCGCTCAGTAAGATACCAACGATTATTGAGCTTTGTAAAGTGCCTATATACTGAGAAGGTTCTTAGTGGGCTCGCAGTGATCATAAATCTATCTCCAATTCCTACTCACTCAGCCCAGTTCCTTAATCCTGCTTGATATTCACTTCCTAGTTCCTCTTTAAGTTGCTTGAGTTCCTTATCGGTGAGGAGATATTCCGTATTCTGATATAAAGAGTTGAAATCTGACTCCGTCAATTGAAGCTCAAATCAATGAAAGTTAAATCACTTTACGATATCAAAGTTTGGATCAGGTATCCAGCACAACGGACTATACAATCACTTCTTTGGACTTTCTGTCGTTTTATCCCATCATTCATCTACTGCGAGATAAATTCCATAGTCCACAATATCACAAATCTTGTTATAACTGATAATATCTTCTTCTAGTTCCTCATAATCAAACTTGAGGAGATTATTCCAAGTATCTGCATACTCAGAGTCTCCTTGTTTCCTCCCCTCAAAAGTAATGATTGGTCTGTTTTTGTAGAGAGCAGAGACAAAAAGATTTCTGTTTGTGTACAGAGACTTAGATTTCACGACATCTCCCTTCTGCATCACATCTCAGTTGATATTATACTCTCTGAGATAGTTCAATAGTATTGGTCTTTTGATCTGTGCAAGCTCTCGTCCTGCTTGATACTCGTTCTGGACTTTTTCTTGGATTTGCTCCTTCGTTCGCCCTTTCACTTTTTCTATCATTTTCTGTGTTACTTCATTCATGAGTATCTTTTGTATAAATAAATCTATTCGTAAGTATCAAATACTGCTTTATAAGTTTGAATTGGTCAGTCTGCTTTCTCAATTGTAAATACCATTCTCATCATTATTGCATCAGCAGAGTCTGGACTTCTTCAGATTCTTCTTTTGAGTTCTTCCTTGCTCTCCAAGAGAACTTTTCAATCATTCTCAGGATTTTTGAGCATTATATTTTCTAACTCCTGACAAAGCAGATCTTTTATTTCTCCATCAGCATTGATTCTAATTTCTCTTTTTTCTGCCTTTTCTCTGAGCTTGAAGTAGCACTGAGTTTTTAAGTTCCCAAACTTTTCTTGTTGCTCAGTTTTGATTGGACTAGCTGCGTTGTGAAAGTTGTAGCAACCTCTCAACTGATCAGCGACTCCAGCTCCTAATCCATCAGTATCGACTACAATGTTTTGTCTCATTACATGATATTCTCTCTCAAATTCTTTAACTATCTCTGCGGTCTGGTCGGTTGTTTTTCCTTTGACTTTGATGATTCTAATACACTCAAGCCCTCTCCATATCGCAATTACTGTGCTATCAGTTCCAAGTCTCGCAACATCCACACTAATAAAGGTAGTCTCACTTGGTGTTATATAAGAAGTAAACAGGTCAAGAATCTCATCATACCTAAAGAGTTTTCATGTGGTATCATCGTAGTCAAAGTTTCCATGTAAAAGTCTTTGCTTGGTTATTTCATCTGCTTTTTTGAGCTGGTCGATATAATTTGGGTCAATATGTGGATTATCAGTAGCTAGAGCAGGAATAAAAATTCTTCCCTCTGGTAGTGTCCCACTCTTTCGTGGCTTGTAGAAGTCGGCGTATACATGTCATTTATCAGGGTTGAATGTTTGAAGAAGTTTTGGCTTGAGTCAGTATTCTCTGTTTTTTTGTCTCCCAATTCTCGTTGAGAGGATAGTCAGACACTGAGCATCTACTTCGTTACTTTCATCTACAAACCCTCCAGTGAACTCCATTGACCCAAATCTTGTATAAAGTGGATCTGATGGCTTATATGCTAAGTCCAAAAGATAAATCTGACTTCCATTTGTAAAGGTTATGATATTATCCTGACTATTGAGATTCCCGCGCTCTGCTGTTGGTAACTCATAATCCGCACAAAACTTATAGTAGGTTGCAAGCGTTGTCTTTTTGAGATTTGTAAGCTCCCTTCTTCCCCAAAACCATCTTGTCCCTGGATACTGTTTAGCCATCATCCATGTCCGTGATACTCCAATGTAGGATTTACCTCCTCCTGCGGCTCCTCAGTAACCAACGTCAGTAGTTGTTGCATCAAGCAGATATTTGAGCGCTTCCATTTGCTTCTTACTTACTTTGAGTTCCAGTTCCTTCATCAAGTTTTATGGTTATTCAAGTAATTACTTCTCCACTGAGTTCTACCTTATCTGTAAAGAGCTTCAGATATTTTCCAAGTTTCTCTAGTGCTGAGTTTGCTCAGGCAGAGTCAAACTTCCATACCTGAGCTAATTGTTCATTTCCATTCTCATCTTTAATAATCTCTACAGCTTGTATCCCTCACTTCATCATAACAGGAACTTTCTGCATACACCTATTCGCTACTTCAACAAGACTCTGAATTACTCGCTCAGCTGTTACATCTGCTTTTTTTAACTTCTCTTCTGCTTTACTTTTGAGATATTCACTAACCTTAGGATTACTTAGCATTTTACATCATTGCACTTCGGCTGTCTTCTGTTTTACTCAGTAGACTTCTTTATATGCTCTCGTAGCATTGAAGTCTTTAAGATATTCAAAACAGAATAGTTCTTGCTTCTTGTTCATTTCTCCTAGCAAAAATAAAAAACTGATCTTGTTATAATCAGTTTTCCAAAAAACTTTCCTATTTTACTCAAAATGTGCTTATGACCTATTAAGTTTTTGAAACTTGTTTTTTAATTTGTTTAAAATTCTATCTATCAGTCTACTTGTCCCAGACTCTTCGATAAGCAAGAGGTGTGATATTTCTTTGAGAGATAACGGAGTGCCGTCGTATTCATACTCAAAATATATATCAATCAAGAATCAACTTATTTGCTCTCTTATACTTTCTTGCTTATATATCTTTTGTTTGATAGATCTCCTTCAAATCATATAGCATATAAGAAAGAAGTCTCAATAATCTTTGAGAGAGATTCTTCATTGTTTGAACATTCTTTTATTTATCATATTTTATAAAAAAAGTTCTAAAAGATAAATAAATCTGACTAAACTCTCTCATAAGTCTCCTTAAAGATGTCTGGCTTGCAGGGATAGTATTCTCCTTTGACACCCTTAATTATGTAATCTCATTCAGAGATTTTCATCTTACCTTCTAGGGTTTTAATATATACCTCTATAACAGAATCAGACATCCCATTCCATATTTCTATGTCAGGAAATGATTTTCTCAGGTTTGTTTCTGTTGTAAACCTTACTGCTTCTATAACTACAGGCTTCTTTCTGTATTGTCTTACCCTAGGATTCTCTTTCTCTTCTTGCTCCTCTTTGTATCTCCTGAGTTCTGCGACCTCCTTCTCTAAGTCTCTAATTCTTCTTTCTTTATGATCTATCTCTGCTGATTTTGGAAACCAATCACTAATTCTGTTAAAATCCCCAATATTCGGATAGGTTGGAGTTGGTCGGTTTGGTCTGTTCTCTGGCATATAACACATTTTTTTATTTGGTAAAAAAATAAATAAATCTGATTTATGATCTCGTTTTTCGTTAAAACAGCATTTTCTCTTCTGATGGTCTTGGTAGGTGCTTATTATTCGTATACAAGACCTCAAATACTTTTGCGCCATTCCCACCTTGCATAGTTCTTCATTTGACCATTGATATTGCTACTTTGTGAGGATTCTCCTCACTCATGTATGCAGGACAAGGTAGCTCTCTGAATCGTTTATCTAGTTTTTTATAATCAAAACTATTTTTCTGCACTTTGTATGTTCAGGTTCAGCGATACGGAGGGTCTAGGTAAAGAACAGTTTCCTCTATTGGAGTCTCAATCTTGATCTTGTCGTAGCTACCGTTCAAAATCTCAATATGCTGTAGTCTCTCAATATGCTGTAGTCTCTGTATGTTTTCTAATGATTGCAATGTTTGAAGAGAGTATATTCAAGTTTCGCTGTATCTTTCTAAGAGATGTTTCAAAGTTTCCATTCAGATTTTTTTCTTCAACTCTAGTCTTCTTGCTTCAATCGTTTTTCACTCCAATCTCCAATAGATTCAAAGATTTTCTAAAAGAGAATAATCCTCATAAACAACCGCAAAATGAAGAGCTTTTTTTCGTGGTTCTAATGCTTCAGAGTATGCATAAGATCATCTTTCATTTCCAAAACTCCAGCAAATACTCATTGCTACTGAGTAAGCGTCTTCTTTGTCTTTGAGACTGCTAAAATCTTCTCTGCTGACTCGCCTGTTCCACTCTTTGGGAATTCCGTTTTTAATCTGCTCCATCAGGTTGCACATTCCTTTGTCAAGATCGAGATAGTAGACTTTTTCAAAACCCTGTTTTAGGGCTTCGAAACTTACTGCACCACCTCCTCAGAATATATCATAAAAGTATTTTGCTTTTGGATTCTCGTTTTTAATATACTGCACGATATATTTTGCGAGATTCCTTTTACTTCACATATAGGGGATTCCTAGATTCTCCATTCAATTTATCAATTATATAAATATTATAATCCTTTTATCCTCTTGAGTTCGTTCACCATTAATTCATAACGCTCAATCATCTCTTGTAGCGATCATGTAGCGATTTTCATAATTTGCTTGTCATTGATCATCTCATCTACGAGAATCTCTCCATACTTCCTCTGCATTCGCCTTGTGTAGACAATATAGTTCCCATGTAGGATTACATTACACCTCATGCAACCTGCATGACAGTTCTTTTCGTCTCGTCTGTACTTGTAGACTGAACGAGTGATGAAGTGCATGTTTTGAGCTTGTTTCCAGTGGACTCTTGCTCAGCAGAGAGGGCAGGTTACCATTCACTTCTTATCTGCTACCAAAAGTCTCACATAAACAGAAAAAATCTGATCCAGTTTTTTGATCAGTTGTGATCTTGTCGGTCAGGTTTTCTTTTTTTTCAT